TGAGCCCGCGCGACCTCGGCCACGGCGTCGGGCAGCAGCTCGCCCTCGGTGGGCTTCAGGTCGACCAGCGTCACGCCCTGCGTGTTGCGGCCGAGCACCGAGATGCCCTTCACCGGGATGCGGATCATCTGACCCTGCTTGGTCATGATCATCAGCTCGTCGCCGTCCACGACTTCCTTCACCGCGACGACGTAGCCGTTCCGCTCGGTGGTCTTGATCGTGATGATGCCCTTGCCGCCGCGATGCGTGACGCGGTACTCGGCGATTTCGCTGCGCTTGCCGAAGCCGTGCTCGGTCACGGCGAGGAGCGTCGCCTGGCGCTTCACGCCCACCATGCTCACGACCTCGTCCTCGTCGTCGTCGAGCGTCACCGCCTTCACGCCGTACGCGGTGCGGCCCATCGGGCGCACGTCGTTCTCGTGGAAGCGGATCGCCTTGCCCTGGCGCTTGGCCAGGATCAGGTCCTGCGTGCCGTCGGTGACGATCGCCTCGATCAGCGCGTCGCCTTCCTCGAGCAGCACGGTGAACGTCGCGTCGGCGTCGGCGACCGAGCCGATGTTGATCACGAGCTCGGCCGACTCGTAGCCGGCGGTGTCGAGGATCTGCGAGACCGCCGCCGTGTTGTCGCCGACGGACGCCGGGCTGATGGCCCGCGAGACCTTGATGTCGTTGTGGAGATCCTTCGTGGCCATGGAGCAGGTCCTCTGAGGGAGGCGGAGTGAGAGCGAGGGGAGAAGGCGTCAGGAGCGCCGGAGCGCCCCCGGATTCGGCGTTAGGTGGAGCACTTGTGCTTGCGCATCGCTTCCGCGAGCACGACCTGGCCGCCGACGCGCTTCGTGTAGTACAGGATCACGAAGGGCTTCGCGGTCACCTCGTCGCGGATGAGCGTGATGCCCTTCCGGTCGACGATCGTGTACGCGGCCCTGAAATCGCCGAAGAGGACCGGGTAGTTGTTCGCGCCGACGGCGGGCATGTCGATCGCCTCGCGGTACGGGTACCCGAGCAGCATCGGCGCGCCGCCGCCGTTCAGGCCAGGCTCCCACAGGTAGCGGTTCTGCGAGTCCTTGAGCTTCCGGACCGCCGCCACCGTCGCGCGCTTCATGACGAACGTCGCGTTGCGCGCGTAGAACTCCGGCAGATCGTACACGAGCGAGATGAGCCCGTCGGCGGTGAGCGCCGCGGCGCTGCCCGTCACCACCTCGGTGACGTCGGCGTTCGTGAGCAGCCCCTCGGGCTTGCCGTCCGCGTCGCCGGAGATGAACGCCGTGCCCTCCTTCACGCCGAAGCGCTTCGAGACGCGGCGCTGCGCCCAGTCCTCGACGCCGAAGTCCGCGTCGTCGAGCATGGCGCGCGTGGCGCGCGGCGCGGCGTAGATCTCGTGCGTCGGGATCTTCTCCATGCGGAGCTTCCCGGCGTTCGTCTCGGCGCGCGTCTCGCGCTCGCCGACCCAGCCCGCGTCGAAGTCCTGCGACCCTTCGGCCGGGACCTCGTACGTGTTGCCCTTCGAGATCGTCTCGACCGTCGCGAGCTCGCGGATCGGCGAGAACTCGATCAGCTTCTCGATGATCTTGTTCGCCCGCTGCGGCGAAACGAGGTACCCGCCGTCGGTGTTGTCGTCGGTGGCGAGCGACTTCCGCTCGGCCTCGGTGAGATTCTTCTCGCCGTAGCGCATGTACTTCGACTCGGCCGCGAGCATCGCCTTGACCTCGGGTGTCTCGGCGTCCTTGGACTCGCCAGCGGCGGTGCGCGCGCGCTGCGCCTTTGGCTCGATCTCGTCGAGCCGGTCGTTCAGCTTCTTCAGCGCGGCGGTCGTCTCGGCCGTGGCCTCTCCGAACTTCTTGATCTCGGCCTCGCGCTGCTGGTCGCGCTCCTTGAACTTCTCGAACGTCGACTTCAGCTCGGTCGAGAGCTGCTTGAGCTCCTGCGTCTCGGGGACGCTGTCTCCCGCGTTCTTCGTCTCGCGGAACGGGGCAGGCGTGCGTGCGGTCGTGATCGACATGGGGAGAGAGCCTCAGCTGGCGGGGGAGAGGTACGACTGCATTTCGGAGAGGAGGGCGCGCACGGCGCCGGTGTCGGCGGGCTTGCTCGAGTAGTCGCTCGTGAGCGGGCCGAGCTCCCGGAGCAGCGCGCGCAGGCGCTCGGCGATGTCGGGCGGCACGTACTGCAGCGCGCGCAGGTGGCTCGCCGCGTAGCTCATCGAGTCGATCACGCGGCACACGTCGTCGATCGACTTGACGCCGGTGATGACCGCGTCGTCGTTCGCCGGCGGGTCGTCGAGGTAGCTCCACTCGTCGAGCACGACGCGACTGAGCTTCCGCACCTTCCGGCCGTCGACCGTCGCGTAGGACTTGCCCTCGCTCGGCACGCGGTACCCGATCGACATGCGGTCGATCACGCCGTCGTCGATCAGCGTGAGCGTCTCGTCGCCTAACGGCGTCTGCGAGATCCGCGACACGGTGAGCAGGCCCTTCGAGTCCTGCTCGGCGTGCACCGGGCGGCCGATGAGGCGCTCGTGATTCCGCTTGACCTTGATGCGCCCGGCCGGGAGGTCTTCCTGGAGCGTCTTCGTGTACGCGCCCGGCAGGACGATGTCGCCGTTGCCGTCGACGTTGTTGAAGACCGAGGCGTAGCCCGTGACCTCGCGCTTGGCGGCGTCGAGCTTGTACTCGGCGGCGACGGCGATCGTTTTGAGCAAGCGGCCTCCGGAAAACGAAAGCGGCCCCGGACCCGGGAGGGTCAGAGGCCGCGAAGGTCAGCGGTGGTGCGCGGGTTGTGGGCCGCCGGATCCGGCGGCGAGACACATCGAGTTTAGGGGGATGTCGCGCCAGCGTCAACAGTCCGCGGGCGCGTGAGGTGCCCGGCGCGCCTGACGAGCACCTCGCTGCATCGGCATCGCGGGTGCAGCGGCGGCCCCTTCGTCGGGCCTTTCTCGTCGCCCGTGAACACGCCGCCGATCGGCGCGCGGGTGCCGTCCAGGTTGATGCAGCGCGGGCAGGTGCGGCCGCCGCCGGGGATGATCGCGAGCCACTCGCGCTCGTAGACGTCGCCGCTCACGAGCCCGCGCTCGCGCAGGTCCTCCCACCCCGCGCGCTGCCCGTCGTTCACCGCCTGCGCCGTTTCCGTGCTCGCGATCGTCTGCGCTCGCTCGCTGAGCAGCCGGTTCGCGTAGCGGTCGACGAGCTGGTCGACGCGCGCCGGCGGGAGCTTCGCGCCCGCGAGCGCCGTGCGGTAGCGCGACACCGCTTCGGCCTGGCGGCGCGTGAGCCCGACTTCCTGCCGGATCCGGCGCGCCATGACGCGCGTGTGCACGCCGGCGTCGTACGCCCGCTGGATGGTATCGCGCAGCGCGCGGCGCGTCTCGTCGGTGACGTCCACCACGCGCGCGGCGGCCTGCGCCTCGATCGCCGCGCGCACGCGCCCGGTCACTTCGGCGATGCCGTTGGTCCCGAGCGTACCTAACGCGGCGCGGACCGTCGCCGCGGCCGCCGGCGCCACGTCGCCCAGGTCCGTCGCCAGGCGCGTCGCTTCCGCCTCGAGGGCGCGGTCACGCACGCCGGCGAGCTTCGGCTCGACCGCGGCGAGCGCTTTCGCGAAGTCGGCGAGCGGCACGAGCTCGAGGACGCGGGCGGTGTCCTTCCGGAGCAGCGCTTCCTCGATCGCGCGTAGGTCGAGCGACGTGCGCAGTCCGCGCAACGCGGCGAGGAACGCGCGCCGCACGCCCGGCTCGGCGTCGTCCGCGATCGCCTGCAGCGCGCGCCAGCTGCCGCCGGCGTCAGGGCGATTGGGCGCGTCGGCCACGCTAGGAGACGCCTCGGGCGGAGTCTTCCTTTTCCCCGGCAGAGACACCCTCGCGGGCTTCCAGGCGGGCGAAGTCTCTCACGCGATTCCAGCTTCCCGGTGCGCTCACATCTCACCCTTCGGCGTCTGCTGCGGGTCGCCGCTCGGCTGGCCCGCCATGTCCATCGGGATCATCGTCGCCGGCACGAGCGGGACGTCGCCGCCCGGGACCGGGTCGATGTCGAGCTCCAGGCGCTGGATGATCGTGTTGAGCGGGATGCCCATGTTCCGCATCTGCACGGCCGTCGCGATCTTCGCCGCGAAGTCCTCGCGCAGCGCTTCGACCTCGGAGAAGTCGGCCGCGATCATGGTGGTCGACAGGTCGGCGCCGAACCGCGGCACGATCGAGCGCGTGAGCGCGTTCGCGATGCCCTCGACGACCGGCTTCACCGTGTCGCCCCAGAAGATCTTCCGCGCCGTCTCGATGTTGGCGAGCGTCGCGTTCTCGTAGAAGCCGAGCAGCGGGAGCGGCACGCCGTAGACCGCCGCGATCTCCTCGCGCGAGAGCTTCCGCGACTCGATGAAGTCCATCTCGACCGGCGTGAGGCCCATCTGGTGGAACTCGGCGCCGCCGCCCATCACCCAGGGCGCGCGCGCTTTCTCCTCGTACTGTTCCTTGACGAGGATCCGCGCCTCCTCCCACTGGTCGCGCGTGACCATCTGCTTGAACGCGAAGACGCCGTCGGGCACCGCGCGGTTCTGCATCGCGACTTTGTTCCACCGCACGGCCTCGTTGTCGGTGTCGACGACGCGCGCGGCCGCCTGGAGCGGCGACATGCCCCAGTAGGGGTTCGCCGGATCCGTGAACATGACGTGCGTCACTTCCTCCGGCTTGATCGGCACCGGCTCGCCGTCGCGGTCGTAGTCGTAGCGCTCGATGAACTCGGTGCGCGACGGCACGTACCGAACCTTCGCGACGTCGACGGGCCAGAGCTCGACGGGTACGCCGCGCACGATGATGTGCGAGAGCATCGCGTTGCCACCGAGGTAGAGGTGCGACGTCAGGCGCTCCATCACCTGCTGGCGGCCCATGAACGGATTCGGGTGCTCGAGCAGCTGCGTGATCGGCGACTCTTCGTCGGGCTCCCACTCTTTGCCTTGCTTCGTGAACGCGCTCCAGGGCAGCGACGCGATCGCCTTCATGAGCTTGTCGACGCACATGTAGACGATCGCCGAGGCTTTGAAGCCCTCGCGGATCGCGCGCGCCGTGTCCCACTCCGACCACTGCGGCTGATGGTTCATGTGCGCGGGCAGGAGCTGCGCGGTGGTGACGCTCTTCCGCTCGCTCGCGCGCATGCGCACGACGGCGGTGGCGAACGGGTTACGCATCGTCTCTCCGGGTCAGTGAGTAGAGGCCGTCGCGCGCGATCGTGAGCAGCAGCCGCCAGCCGGCGGCCGAGCAGAGGAGGAGGCCTAACGAGACCGGCCACACCACGCGCGCCGGCGCGAGCTCGGCGACGCCGGCGGTGACGAGCAGCCAGCCGGCGACCAGCGCGATCGCGGTCAGGGCTTCCGGGAGGACGCGCTTCACTTCGCCCGCCCGATGAGCGGCTCGTACATCGGCGCCGACCGGCCGTGCCAGGCGAGCGCTTCGGCCACCAGCACGTCCTTTCCAGTGAGCGAGATCTTCCCGTTCTTGTCACGCCTGACACCGAACGCGTCGCGCAGCGCCTCGGCGCTCGGGACGCTGGCGTGCCCGTCGCGCGCGGCGACGAGCAGCTCGGTGCCCGCGTCCAGCAGCAGCGGCTGCGTCTGCGCGCTCGTCACCCATCCGATCCGCTCGGCGGTCTCCTCGTACTCCTGGTCGAGCGGCACGCGGTGGTAGATCAGCGACGTCGGGTAGTGGTGGTCGTCGCGCAGATGCCGGATGACGGTGATGCCGTGCATGTTCTTTTCGGGGACGAGGAACGCCATCCCGAGCCGGCGGCCCCACGTGTCGAGGATCGCCGCGAACTCTTTCGGCGTGACGCGGTTGTCCTGGTAGGTCGCGTAGAGGCGCCACGTCTTACGGCCGCGCGCGACGAACGTCGACCGATCGCCGCCGCCGCCTTCGGCCGTGTCGGCGCCGATGATGATCGGCTCCGGGTTCGGGCCGACACCTTTCCGCTCGCCTAACGGGTAGTCGTGGAAGATCCGGAGCGCGCCGCCCAGGTGCGTCTCGATCGGTGCCGGCGCCGACAGCATGAGCTTCTTGAGCAGTTCGGCGTCGTAGAACATGCCGCCCTCGGCCGCCCAGCAGCTCTCGTCGTCCTCCGGGTACTCGGTCATGAACTTCGGCCGGAGCATCTCGCCGATCTTCGCGCGCCGCCACTTGATCTGCTCGAGCGTGAGGCCGTGATTCCGCACGAGCAGCTGCTCGTCGTCCTCAAGCGTCCCGAGCTCGTCAGGCTCGAGGAGCGGCAGCCGGTAGTTGGCGCGGTCGCAGCGCCACCAGGGGTAAAAGAGCGCGGTGTACCCGCGCGCCTTGGCCTCGAGCCAGAACTGGTGCGCCGGCGTGTCGAAACCGCTCGCCGTCGTCTCGAGCGCGATGATCGAGCCGTGCGGCACGAGTGCCGGCGTCAGGCTCGAGAGCGACCCCTCGGGGTCGTCCCAGAAGGCGAACTCGGAGCCGTGCACGCGGCGGAGCGTCATGCCGCGGCCGGTGCGCTTGGAGCCGGCGGTGCGGGTGTAGAAGTGCGTGTCGAGCCCCGGGAACGAGATCTCGCGCGACTCCTTGCCGCCTAACACGGGGAGCAGCGCCGGCGGGTGGTGCTCGATCGCGCGCTGCGTGATCTCGAAGAGGCCGTCGGTGTCCTCGCGCGTGTGCGCGAGCGTCAGCGCGTCGAAGTTCGGGACCGACCAGATGTCGTGCAACGCGGCGGCCTGCTCGTACGTGCTGACGCCGCCCTGGCGGCCCTTGAGGATGAACTGGCGGCACTGCCCGGTCGCGCGGAGCTGCCGGCGCTCGTCGGCCCAGATGTCGCGCTGGACCTCGTTGAAGACGAGCGGGCGGATGACGCCGAGCTTGTCGCGGATCCGGTAGCAGCGGCGGGCCCACTCCTCGCGGTCGCGCTTGAGGCGCGCGATGAAGTGCTCGGCCGCGGTCGCCGGCGGCCGCGTCGGCGCCGGATCCGGCGCGGCGTTAGGCCGGAGCGCCGTCGCCATCGGGCTCGTCCTCGACCACCTGGCGCAGCATCTCCTCGAGGGAGCCGCCGACGCCGTGTTTCAGCTTGTCGGTCCAGAGCTCGCGGTATTTCCCGAGCAGCTCGAGCGCGCGCACTTTGCTCGCCATCGTCGACTCGCTCGGCTTCATGTACGCGACCTGCGCGGTCTCGTGCAGGATCGCCTGCGAGCGGAAGCGCGGGTCCTCCTCGAGCTCCGCGAAGCGCGCCTCGATCGCCGCTTTCACGACCGGATGCTGACGGAGCTTGTAGGCCGTGATCTTGACGTTCTTGCCCTTATAGCCGGCGGCGCGCGCGGCGTCGGCGCCGCGGAACCCGTTGGCGAAGAGCGCGTCGACGAACAGCGCCCAGCGTTCGGGCAGCTGGCCGGCGTCGGCGAGTTGCTCGTCCTGGTCGATCGACTGGTTAGGCGCGGTGTCGGTCATGGGCAACGAAAACGCGGCCTCTCGGCGGGTGAGGGCGGAGAGGCCGCGGGGGTCAGCGGATTGAGCTCGGGTTGTCAGTACAGGGTACTACCTCGTTGGCGCTTCCGGCAACGTCTGCGTGAACGTGATGCCGCCCGCGATCGGGCCGAGCGACTGCAGTTCCATCGTCCACATCCGCCACGGACGCCATGGCAGTGAGAAGAGCCGCTCCCGCCATGTGCGACGTCGCCGGATTTCGACGAACAACGTCCCGGAATCGAGTAGGGTCATGCCCTCGAATCTCGAGGCTTCACGCGCGGGAAGCCATACCCGAGCGCCCGCACGATCTCGTCCACCGAGACCGCGTGCTCCGTGAAGTGCGCCATCTCCTCTGGCGAGACGTCGATCCCGTACAGCCGTTGCCGTCGTCCGCCCTCGTACGCGCGCACCAGGAGCACCAGCGCGCCGCAGTCGAACACCGTGCGCCCGCGCACCTTCACCTTGCACTCGGCGCAGCCGTCCTCGCGGATGTGCCGCGGCACCTCGAGGCGGTGGCCGAGCACGCACGTGAAATGCGCCGGGTCGATGATCCCGTGGCGGCGCATGTGGAGCTCGCCGCGCAGCCGGAAGTAGCCCAGCGGCACGGCGTCGCTCGTCGGGGAGAACGGAGCGCGGTCGTCGTCGGCGCGCACTGCGGCCATCGGTGAGGTGAGGTGGGGAAGGGGTAGCGAACGCGCCGGGGCCCGACCTGCCTGACGAGTCCCGGCGCGTCCGTGTTACACCGCTCGCTAGCCGGTCGCTCCGCTCGTGCTGCCGTCGGTGGTGCCGGATCCGTCGCTCGGCGCGGGCGCGCTCGCCGGCACGCCGATCGCGTCGAACGCGGCCTGCGCCTCGTCGGCCGACGCCTTCAGCGTGTCGACGTCGGCGGTGAACTCCGCGAACGCGTCGTCGCTCACGCTGCCGGCGTCGAGCTGGTTGACCTTGTCCTGGAGTGCGGTGACCTGCTGCGAGATGCGGTCGATCGCGCCGCGCGCGGCCGTGAGCGTCTCCTGGTGCTCGGTGCTGACGGTGCTGAACAGCTGCCGGAAGGCTTCGTCGCGGGCCATTTGCGTCTCCTGATTGGTGAGTAGCCGCCGCAGGGCCGCGTAGAGCGCGACCTGCCGCGAGGATGCGTCGAGGTCCCGGAAGTCGAGTCCGAGGCCGTCGACGGGGAGCGGAGTGTGGATGGACGGTTCAGCCATGGGCCTCCTCCGGAATGGCCACACGGCGTTAGGCGTTGGACTGGGGAACGCGCGGGAACTTCGAGACGGTGATACTCACGCTGCCGCTCACCTGGACGGTGCCGTCGACGCCGTCGGCCTGGTGGGCGACGTAGTCGGCGATCGCCTTGCCGATCGCGGCCTCGTGGGCGGCGGAGCCGCCGGCTTGCGACTCGATCGACGGTGCGGCGGAGTCGGGCGAGCCGGAGTAGCTGAACGTGCGGTGCATGGGCCTCCTGGTGCTGAGGGTTGTTAGGCGCCGCGCCGCCAGTTGGCGCGCAGCTTGGCGAGCGCGCGGCGCCGATCGAGCCACACCGCGAGCATCGCGACGAGGCGGGCGACCGCGAGGCCCGCGGCGAAGCCGGCGGCGACGTAGCCGAGCATCAGCAGTCCGCCGGCGGCCGCGGCGAGTACGTAGTCCGAGGGGTCGGCAACGAGCGCAGCGCTGGCGCCGACCGGCGTGTAGCCGCCGATCGACGAGATCAGGCCGCGCAAGAGGTTGTCGATGACCATGGCCCAGACGATCAGCCCGATCACGGCGAACACCTGGTTGCGGATCATCGCGCCGAGGCCGACGCCGAGCGCGACCCACGCCGCCGTCATCGCCGGTGTGCCGAGCACGAGCCACATCACGTGACCGGTCCCGAGCTCGAGTGGGATGTCCCGGATCGCGAGGATCGCGTAGCCGACGCCGAGCGACAGCCCGATCGCGGCGAGCCCGAAGACGATGCCCATCAGCAGGCTTGCGACGACCTTCGCGAGGACGACGCGGTCGCGCTTCGGCGTGAACACGAACGTCGGCGTGATCGTGCCGTGGCGGAACTCGCTCGTGATCGCCATCACGCCGATCAGCGCGGCGAACAGCGCGCCGGCGGTGCCGGCCGAGAGCAATGCGTACTGGTTCTTCAGGCCCGCGAGCTCGACCTTCTCGGGAACGAGGCCGGTGAGCAGCACGCTCAGCAGGATCAGGAGGACCATGCCGGCGAGCAGGCCGAGGTTCGTGCGGGTGGAGCGCATCTTCCGCAGCTCCGCGAGCAGCTGGTCCGTCATCAGGTCTCCGTCCCGGTCAGCGTGAGGAACACGTCCTCGAGGCTCGACGACTGCTGGACGAGCTCGTGCAGCGGCACCCCGGCGGCGAACGCGATCTCGCCGACGCGGTCGCTGCCCGTCCCGTCGACGAGCAGCTCGTTCCCGTCGAGCACGGTCGAGCAGATCCCCTGCCCCGCCAGCGCGTCGCGCAGGCGGACGACGCCCGGCGCCCGGACGCGGACACGCGCGCGCAGCCGCGCGGTCAGCTCCGCGAGCGGGGCGAACGCGACGAGCTTGCCCCTGTTGATGATCACGACCTGGTCGACGGTCTGCGCGACCTCCGCGAGCACGTGGCTCGAGACGAGCACCGTCCTCCCGGCCGACGCGAAGCCGCGCATGAACGTGCGCAGCCAGTGGACGCCCTCCGGGTCGAGGCCGTTCGCCGGCTCGTCCAGGATCAGCAGCTCCGGGTCGCGGAGCAGCGCGGCGGCGAG